CACTGCGCCAGGCCGCGGGCTTGCGCGTAGCGCGCCGCCTCGGCGAGGATCAGCCGGCGGATATCCCCGGCGGCGGGCGGCGGCGCAACAAGGGCCGCAATTTTTGCCTTCGGTTTGGAAACCGGCGCGGACCGGGCCTCAAGCGCGACGCGCGCGGCTTGGGGCAGCAGCGAGACGTGATACTCCCAGCCGCCGCCGCCCTCGCGGCCGGGGCGCTTGCGGGCCAGTGGCTGGCCGCCATCGCCGACGCGCTGACGCCACCGCTCGCGGCCTGCGAGCTTAACAACACCACGCTTTGTCCCCGGCAGCCCCGGCAGCTTCGCCTCGGCCAGCTCCCGCGCTGTCCACCATTCGCGCGCGGGCGCGGACTGCGACTTGCGAAGCGGCGCGGTCATGAGCGCCTCCGCGGCATAAAAAGGGCCGGACGGGGCGCGCCCGCCCGGCCAGGGTCCCCGCGCCGATGGGCACAATCCGCCGGAGGGAAAGAGGGGCAGGCGGAACGGCGCGGGGTGGGGAGAAAATTGCTAATGAAGCGGGACATTGCGCGGGCGCTGCGGGCGCACCGGCACCGGAACAAAGCCGGCGAGCGCCTGGCGGTGCCGGGTCTTGAGGTTGAGCGCGGCGTCGATCGAGCGCAGCCAGTAGCCGTCATCAGGAAACAGGCCGACCTCCGCGCGCCTGACGCGCGCGCCGTCATCCAGCTCGATCTCGGTAAGTTCACCCGTCCAGAAGACGCAAGCCAGGGGCGCGCGGGGCGCGGAGCGGGCAAGCACATACATGGTGCCTCCATACCGGATTTCGGGTCGTGGGAAGTCTGGCGCGCGGGCGTAAACCCGCACACGGAGACGCGTGTCGCCGTCATTAGCCACCTCCGCGCTTTTGTGCTATTTCCTGAGCGGGATTCGTAAGTTGCGAGGATGGTCTGCGATTTCCCGAGGCGTCGTAGCGATCCGGCCAAAGAATTTGCGGAGGTATGCCCAAAAACGCGGATATTGCGGCTTCCCCGCCCGGCGAGGGGCGCATCAGCGCCGAGCGGCAGGCGGAGGGATCCAGGCCGGCGGCCAACGCCAGGCGGGTCAGCGTCTGGCCACGGCGGTGGATTTCCGCCTTGATGGCGTGGCGATCCCAAACTTTTTGGTTGGACGTGCCCATGATGTTCTCAAAAACGAGCCCTGGAAAGGGCTTTTCTTATGATAGCGACTTTCACAATCGTGGTTTTTGAGGAAATTAGTCATACATGAGGACAAAGTCAACGAAAAATGTGAAAAAGGCGTTAGGGGCGGCCGGACACGAGTTATCGTTCCAGGAGCGATTCGCGCAGCTCGTGGAGATGCTCGGCGGCGCACAGAAAGCCGCAGACCTCCTTGGGCGCGGCTGGTCCACTGTCGATAACTGGCGACAAGGAAAAACGCGCGTTCCGCTATTGGATGCGCTTGAGCTCGCGAAGGAGGCCGGGGTGTCGCTCGACTGGGTGGCCACGGGCTACGACCGGCGGCCGGACCTGCCGCCGCCGGCCGGGGCGGCGGGCGGCTACGAGATCATCTCCCGGTTCGAGCCGTCCGCGGACGGGCGGCTGGCGCCGGCGAGCGGAGACGCGGGCATGTTCGCCGCGCGGCGCGAATGGCTGGACGCGCTAGGCATCAACGCGGCCGACGCCGCGCTGATCGCCGCGCCGGACGACGCCATGGCGCCGCTGGTCGGCAAGAGCGACATGGTGATCATCGACCGCGGCGTGGCGCGGGTTTCCGGCGGCGGGATTTACGTATTCTTGCGGAATGGCGCGCCGATGCTCCGGCGCGCGCAGGTGATGGTGGACGGCGCGGTGCAGCTCATCCCGGAGAACGCGGCCTATGACCGCGAGCGGCTCGCGCCGGAGCAGGTGGCCAGCCTGCCGCTCGCCGGGCGGGCGCGGGTGATCCTGCGGGTGCTTTAGCGAATATCGCCCCGGGGCACCCAGTAAGCGCGCGTCTCCCCCTTGGGACGCACCTTCACAGAGGTGAAGCCGTTCTCGATGATGAAGACCTGTTCGCCGACCTTCATCCGGCGGCACACGCCGCGCGAGAGGGCGGGATAAAGAACCTTTTCGAAGGCCTCAAGATCCTGATCGACGGCAAGCTGCGTGAGCTTGTCCTGGACGTCCCAGTCCGCACAGCCGACGACATTCGCCTGGGAAATATAGTGGAACTGCGGGCTGCCGGATGTGGCGCGCGTGCTGCTGTCGCTGTTCTCCGACCCGCTGAACCAAAGCCATACAAAGGCGATGATTATCGCCCAGCCGATGATGCCGGCGATGATCTGCTGGGGGCTGTGCTTCACGGGCGGGCTCCGTGATTGTTTCACTGAAAGCTGACTGTAGCGCGCCCCCAAATTGCCGCGCAAGCACGCCAAAACCCCGAAGCTCAAATTTGGCCGCTGAGCGGCGAACTCCGCCCCGCCGCTATGTCCGGGCGGAATTTCCATGAAGACCGCTAAAAACCCGTTCGAAACCCGTTTAATGAGCGCGTCAACCGCGCGGCGCGGGCGCAAATTCCCGCCGGGCGCCGGGGCGGCGGATTTCAGGCAAAAAAGCCCCGGACCGCACAGGGGCGATCCGGGGCAGTCTCAGACCAGGCCCGCCAGCCGGTTGAGGCCGTTGCGGGCGCGCTGGTCCGGCGAAAGGCCGAGCCCGCTCGCGCGGGCGTCGGGGATCTGGCGGGGCGTTGCCAGCTCCCCGAGCACGGCCCCGGGGGAGACCAGCGGCTCCTCGCGCCGGGCCGGCCAGAGCAGGCAGGCCAGCCAGAACGCGATCACCGGGACGATCTCGACGATCAGCGAGGGCAGGAGCGGCAGGCCTTTCGACACGCCGGACGCCGTGGCGCCGGGCATGTAGTCGGCCAATACCGCCGCTTGCGGATCCGCCTGAAGCGGCGGGGCCGCCTTGTCGAGCTTCGCCTCGGCCGTCTTCTTGTCCGCCCGAGCCTGGGCCAGCGCGCGGCTGTCCTTCAGCTCGGCTTCCAGCTTGCGGAACTCGCGGCAGTAAGCGATGGAGCGCGGCACGGTTGCGTTGGTGCAGCCGCCCGTGGAGCGCCAGCGCTTGTGCTGTTTCTTGTCGGCGATGAGCCGCTCCAGCTCGCCGACAGGGCGCGCGCCTGACAGGGCCGCGATCCGCGCCTCGGCGTCGGATACCCGGTCCTCCAGGCGTTGATGGGCCTCTTGCTGCGCCACGCGGCCCGACAGCTCGTCGTTGCGCCCGTCCGCCGCGATACCGATGGCACAGACGAGGCTGAAGGCGTGGAGCATGGCGCCCATCGCGATCACCGCCAGAAGCGCGGCATAGCGCCCGCGCCTCCAGGCATGGGCCGCGCCGGTCATCCAGAACAGCTTGACCACTTCGGCGGCGACCGCGGCCCAGGCGACGATCATCGCGCCGTCGCCCGGGACCATGACCTGCGCGCCGTGGAAGTTCAGCCACATGCCGCAGGTTGTGAGGGCCGCCGCCGCCAGGGCGATGATGACGGCGGCCCATTGCCCGGGAGCGGGCAAAGCAGTAGATTGGTGCATGGCAGTACTCCATTGGGTTGGGGCTGCTCATCAGGCCCGGAGCGCCACCTCCGGGCGACGCGCCCCCGGTGCTCCAACACCGGGGGCCGTTTCGCTTCTTCGCACCGGCCTTCGGCTTCGCTTCTAGGCGCGGCTCAGCAGGATGTGCTCGCCGACCTCCCAGAGGATCACGGCGATCGCGAAGCCGATAAACGCGCTGATGTTCGGGCCGAACATCATGAACACGCCGACGCCTGCGACGAACCATTCGATTGCCTTGCGCATTGTCATCTCCGTTTCACTTGGCTGCTCATCAGGACCGGGCCACCACGCCCGGCCGACGGATATCCGTTTCGCTTTGGTGTGCTTTAGGGTCGCGGGCGATTGCCTATCGAGAGCCTTTCCAAGTATTAATATAGCGAATACTCCCATTAGCCGCAAATTAAAAGCGACCATTTCGAGCATTAAAACGCTTTTTTCTATGTTTTTCTCGCGGGCGCGGCTGATGAGCGCTTGTATCTGCAAATAAATGCTATCGATCCCGGCGCGCCAACGCGGGGCTTGCCTGAAAAAAAGCGGGGCGGACCGCAGGGCACAGTTTGTCGCTGTTGGGAAAAACACCATCTCGCGCCGGGGACAGGTGTCGCCGTGGCGGCGCGTCCGGCGCATGGGCAAGGTGGCGCGCATGTTGCACCACCGGATCAGCCTTTGCAAGGACGACCCCGCCGCCGGCGCGCCGCCCACGGCCACCGCGGCGGCCCGCGCGCTCGCGCTCGCCGCCGACGGCCTCGGCGCGCCGGAGTGGGTCCAGCTGCTGCCCGCCGGGCCGGAGGTCGTCGGGCGCGACGGGCGCGCCTGGCAGCTGAGCGATCCGCAGGCGCTCGTCCGGCGCACGCTGGATGCGGAGCCCGAGCCGGTGCTGCACATCGACTACGAGCACGCCAGCGAGACGCGCGCGCCAGAGGGCGAGCCAGCCCCGGCCGCCGGCTGGATCACCGCGCTTGAGGCCCGCTCTGACGGCATCTGGGCGAAGGTCGAGTGGACCGAGCGCGCCGGCGCGATGATCGAGGCGCGCGAATACCGCTACCTTTCGCCGGTGTTCTACTTCGAGCCGGAGACGGGGGAGATCGTTGGGCTACTCTCGGCCGGGCTGACCAACCGCCCGAACCTGCCGCTGGCCGCGCTCAACCGGGAAACGGCCGCGGCATCCACCACCACTACGGAGACCCAAATGACGACGAAGGCCATCGCCAAGGCGCTCGGGCTGCAGCCCGAGGCCAGCGCCGAGAGCATCGAGGAGGCGGTCAAGGCGCTGGCCTCGCGCGCCGAGAACCCGCCGCTGGAGAAGTTCGTGCCGCGCGCGGACTACGACGCGCTGAAGGAGCGCGCGGAAAAGGCCGAGAACGCGCTCGATGCCGAGCGCAAGGCCAAGACGGAAGCCGATATCACCGCGGCCGTCGATGCCGCGGTCGAGGAGGGCAAGATCGCCCCGGCGACCAAGGAGTACTACCTGGCGCAGTGCCGCACCGAGGGCGGCCTGGAGCGCTTCAAGGAATTCGTCGCGAGCGCGCCGAAAATCGCCGCGGCCAGCGACAGCGGGCTGGACGGGCGCAAGCCGGGTCAGGGCGAAGGCCAGCTCAGCGAACAGGAGAAGGCGGTGTGCCGCAACCTCGGCATCACCGAGGAGGCATATCTGAAGCAGAAGGGGGCCGATAATGGCGCTGACTAAGGACCGCAACACGGCCGCGCGGGCCGATGATCTCTACGGCTATCCGGTCGCCGCGGACGCGGTGATCCATGCCGGCGCGCTGGCGGTGCTGGATGCCGGCTACGCCAAGCCCGGAACCGGGGCCACGGGCCTGCTCGCGGCGGGCCGCGCCGAAGAGGCGGTGGACAACACCGGCGGGGCGAATGGCGACAGGACCGTGCGGGTGCGCCGCGGCGTGTTCCGCTTCGCCAACTCCGCCGGCGATCCGGTCGTCCAGGCCGATATCGGCTCCGTGTGCTTCATCGAGGACGACGAGACGGTCGCCAAGACCTCGAACAGCGGCGCACTGTCGGCGGCGGGCGTGATTCGCGAGATCGACAGCGCCGGCGTCTGGGTCTCGGTCGGCCTGCCAAGCAATCTGCAGGGCGGCGCGGTGGCCGATCTGGCCGGCGCGCTCACCGGCACGGCGGACGGCGCGCTCGCCGATGTCGCCGATATCGACATCGCCTCCGCCGCTGCCGATGCGGCGAACCCGACGGCGGCGGAGATCGACACGGCCGTCAACGCCGCGATTGCCGAGACCAATGAGCAGCTCAAGGAACTGCAGGTCAAGAACAACGAACTGTTGGCGGCGCTGCGCGCTGCTGGCGTCGTCTCGTAAGGGGAAGCGGAATGATCATCAACCAGCAGAACCTGGGCATTCTTTACCAGGGCTTCAAAGCCAATTTCCAGCAGGGGCTGTCCCAGGTCGAGCCGATCTACGAGCGGCTGGCGACCACGGTCACCTCGACGACCCGATCGGAGAAATACGGCTGGCTCGGCAAGATGCCGCGCATCCGGGAGTGGATCGGCGACCGCGTGGTCGAGAACATCGCGATGCACGACTACGCGATCACGAACAAGTCGTTCGAGAGCACCGTGGCGGTAGACCGCGACGACATCGACGATGACCAGTACGGCGTCTATGCGCCGCTTATGACCGAGATGGGCCGCTCGGTGCGCCTGTTCCCCGACGAGCTGGTTTTCCAGCTGCTGCTCGCCGGCTGGACGACCGCGTGCTATGACGGCCAGCCTTTCTTCGACGCCGATCACCCGGTGCTCGATGAGAGCGGCGCGGAAGTCTCCGTGTCGAACGACGGCGGCGGCGCCGGCGCGGCCTGGTTCCTGATGGATATCACCCGCGCGCTGCGCCCGATCATCTATCAGCGCCGGCGCGAGTTCGAGTTCGTCACCAAGGACGACCCGCGCACCTCCGACGACGTGTTCAACCGCAAGGAATACGTCTACGGCACCGACGGCCGCGCCAATGTCGGCTTCGGCTTCTGGCAGATGGCCTACGGCTCCAAGCAGGACCTGAGCAAGGCCAACTTCCGCGCGGCGCGCACGGCGATGATGAGCTTCAAGGGCGATTACGGCCGCCCGCTGGGCATCAAGCCGAACATCCTGCTGGTCGGCCCGTCGAACGGCGACAAGGCCCGCGACATCATCCTGGCCGAGCGCGACGACATGGGGGCGACCAACACAGACCGCAACCTGGTCGAGATCATCGAAACCCCGTGGCTGGAGTAACTCCATGACCGTGCTCAAGATCACGGCGAAGCGTGACCGCCGCCGCGCGGGCCGGCGCTTCCTGAAAGGTCAGCCGGTGCGCATCAAGGCTGGCGCGCTCAAAAAGCATGAGCGCGCGGCGATCGAGGCCGATCCGGCTCTTGAGGTGTTCGAGCTGGAGCCGGAGGGCGCGCCGCAGGACGACCTCTCCGCGGCCCAAACTCAGGCATCGCCGCCCCCGCCCCCGGAGCCGGAGGCCGGGCCGGCCGCGGAAGAGACGGCCACGGCGCCAGAGCCGGAAGGGGCGAGCGCGCAGGACCAGAAGGACGCGCCGGAAGCCAGCGCCGAGGCGCCCAAGCCTGGCAAGGGCAGGAGCGGTGGCAGGCGCAAGGGCGCGAAGGCGAACAAGAGATAATCGAGGGCCGCCCAAGTTCCGGGGGGTGAGCGCGGGCATCCTGGGGAAACTCCAGGGCGATGTCGTGGCGGCCCGCGGGCGCCGAGAGCGTCCGTCACTGACGGCGGCAATTAATCGCCCGCCCCGCGCGTGAATTCGAGAGCTTTGGGGGCTGGTCAGAAGATGCCCCAACATCTGCGTGGATGACGAAACCTGCGAGAGCAGGCGGCCAGCGAGACACGCAGACGCCCGATCGGCCTGGGCGAGGTGCTGATGGTGGACGCCGACCGCCAAACAGGAGGCCGCGTAACACCCGTGATGGTGGTGATGCCGCGAGGCTGATCTGCAAGCGGGGTGAGGCGTGACAGCCCGGAGAGACGGGCATCTCTTATGGGGCGGCGTATAGGGCTCATACCCCGGCGCGCCGCCCCGCCGACGATGGATCACCCCAGCGCGGTTTGCCGCGCTGTAAGGCCGACCGGCCGCCGCGCCTAGCGCGGATCGCGGGCCGGATGGCCCGCGGAGGAGAAAATGCCCTACGCGGCTGAGCAAGACATCATCGACCTGCACGGGGCCGAGCTTTTGGACCTGCTCGCCGACACCGACGGGGATGGCAACCGCGACAGCGCGACGGTCACCCAGGCGCTCGAAGACGCCAGCGCGGTGATCGACAGCTATCTCTCCGCGCGCTATGCGCTGCCGCTGTCGCAGATCCCGCGCACGCTGGTCACGCTTTGCGTCGACATCGCGATCTACCGTCTCGCGCGCTCGCCGGACCTGCTCTCGGAGGACATCCGCCAGCGCTACGAGGACGCGCTCAAGCACCTGTCGCACATCGCCGCGGGCAAGGCCGGGCTGGGCATCGCCGAGCCGGAAAGCGCCGGGTCATCCGAGATGGTGGTGATGGACGCCCAGCCGCGCCGCAGCGGGCGCGACAAGCTGCGGGGCTGGTGATGGCCGGGCTTCGCGTCGACATCACTACGCGCGGGCTTGACGGGGCGCTCAGGAAAATGGCGCGGCTGTCGCGCTTCGACAAGACGGTCCTGCTCGATCAGCTCGGCCAGCTCGTCGAGATGCAGACCAAGCGGCGCATCGCCCACGAAAAGCGCTCACCCGACGGCGCGCCCTGGAAGCCGAACATCGAAGGCACCTCGACGCTGTTTCGCGAAGGCTTCCTGCAGGGCTCGATCCATCACGTCACCGGGCCGGCGAGCGTGCGCATCGGCACGGGCCTCGTCTACGCGGCCATCCATCAGTTCGGCGGCACGATCGTGCCCAAGACGGCCACGCGGCTGGCCTTCACGCTGCGCGGCAAGTCGGTGTTCGCGAAGAAGGTGACGATCCCGGCGCGGCCTTATCTCGGCGTGTCGGCGGAGAACAGGACCGAGATCGAGCGCGCCACGGAGCTGTTCGTGAGGGGGAGGCTGGCATGATGGCTTTTTTGTTGTCGGCGGGACATCCGCCCCGCCGCTACGGGCCTAAGGCCCGGCGGGCAGTCGCCCGCTCAGCCGCGCTGCGGGCGCGGCTGGGGTGCTCCACCGGGAGGTCTTTATGATCCTCACTGATTTCCGCGACGCCGTCGTTGCCGACTTCCAGGCACTGATGCCAGAGCTGCGCATCGAGTCGCATTTCGGGCCGTTCGATGTGGATGAGCTCTCCAAGTTCACGCGACGCGCCCCGGCGGTGATGGTCTCGATCGTCGGCGCGGCAAGCGCGCGGCAGGTCGCCAACCGCCAGCTCGATGTCGAGATGCACTGCGCCGCCTTCATCGTCACGCGCGCCACCGCCAGCCTGCCGGCCGATGCCGCCGCGCTCAACATCGCCGAGAGCCTGGCCGGGCATCTGTCGATGCGCAAGTTCGGAGACCATTCCGAGCCGGCGGGCTCGATCTCGATCACCAATCACTACGCCGGAGCCTCGAAGGGCATCGGCCCCATCGCGCTGTTCGCGACCGAGTGGCGCCAGGTCGTGCGGATCGGCGCGAGCGTGTCGAGCGCGACCGGGGAGACCGTGCCGCTGCCCAGCGAGATCTATGTCGGCGAGGAGTTCATCTACGAGGGAGGTGAGGCGTGACCGAGCAGCGCTATTTCGTGGCGCGGCGGCCCGACAACGGCCGCTGGGCGGTGTGGGAGCTGCGTCCGGACGGCACGCGCGCCTGGATCGATGAGGGCTGGCGCGACAGCGCCGACGCGGAAATCCAGCGCCTGCAGCTGGAGCAGCTGGCCGAAAATCGGAGCCGCGCCCATGGCTGATGATTTCGAGCGCCTGATCTTCCGGATCACCGAGCTGGAGCGCCGAGTCCGCAACCAGGTGCGCACCGGGCGGGTCGCCGAAGTCGATTACGCGAACGCCCGCGTCAAGGTGATCGACGAGGACGGCGATCAGCACAAGCTCACCACCGCCTGGCTGCCCTGGGCCGAGGTCGGCGGGCAGGTCAAGAGCTGGAACCCGCCGGTCAAGGACCAGCAGGTGATCGTGGTGTCGCCGTCGGGCGAGATCGGCCAGGGCGTGGTGCTGCCGGCGGCGTTCTCCGACCACCATCCGCAGCCGTCCCAGAGCGGCAGCGAGCAGCTCGTCACCTTCGGGCAGACCAAGGTCCGGCTCACC